CTCGACAGACACGGGTCTAGCATTTGTTTCACCAACATAGCCCAGTAGGGCTGTGTTCACGACTACATTGTAGTCTTCGTTGATTTTTATGTGCATTGATATTCCTCCTTTCTATGGCTTTGTTACGATCCAGTCAATAATATATTCACCCTGTGGAACGGTAGCACTTGCACTTTCTGCGTTCGTCAGCGCTACTATCAAATTGTTGCTTGTGAAAAATGTTTCTACACACAGCCTTCTCACTGTTGGTGCCGACACCTCCCGCAGACTACAGATGATCTGCGTATTCTGAGTCGGTGTGAACGGCAGATTCAAAGTCGTTGTGGCCAGTGTCGTCTCTGACGGTACGATAAGGGTCTGAGATCCTGCTGGCATATTCATTTCATTGATTGCGTTCTGTGTGGCGTTCAATGCGTCGACAATAGCCTGTCGGACGTCTCGACCTGTATATGCTGTTGCCACCTGTGTGACCTCTAAACTTATATCAATTGCTTTTGCCATAATCATTTCTCCTATTTTCTTGCTGACATTCCACTAATTGTGGCGATCTTGTCGCCAAATGTCAGCACATTCTGTGATCTGTCATTGATGTCGATACTGGTGCCAATGCATCTCAATATTTCGTCGATGCCAAGGTAGCTATTGACTACGCGATACCTGCAGCCAACTGCAAAGCCGTCTAGCTTCTTATCAATGTCAATAGCCGATACCTCATACTGAACTTTTGCTGCTTTTAGTGCTCCGGCACATACTCTGCCGGCTCCAGACAATGCGCCTGGAGTGGTGATATTGTCGAATACCATAGTTCCAGCGTGTACTCCGTACCGCTTTATCAGCTGGTCATTGTCAATATACTTCGTTGCTCCCGAAAGCGTCACACGTTCGCCCGTATCATCGTTGATGACAGCACCTAACGGATACAGTCTTGTGATGATCTCACTTGGGTCTATCGCCTGCGTGATAGATCGCATATTCCTTCCTAGTTGTATCGTTTTATTGCTGAACTCTGAAAATTCGTTTGCTATGAAGTCGAAAAATCTAATGCCTCCTTTGCCGATGCGTACCCTCATTTCACCTCTGATATCTTCACCGGAAATCAGGTTTTTCGTCAATTCTGAGAACGTGTCTTCATATCCTGGATTAAATGTGTGCTGCACTTGCGAACAGTTAATATTGCCAATATGTATCTGCTTGTAGCTTTCAACAGAATTATTGTGTGCTGAAAGTAGTGTGGCTATATACGTTCTTATTGTGCACTTTAGCTGTTTGATAATTGGTACACTATCTTTCAGAAAACACAAACCGCCCTCGCAGACAACTTGTTTGCCAATCTCGCCACTATCAGTCATGTATGGTGATATCGTCAGTACTCTGCCATCGAATATCAGACTTTCCTTGTCGTAAACCTTTATCAACGATGTCAGTTCTTTTAAATCGGAGTAGTAGCTGTTGTCGGGATATATGTTGAACGTAAATGTGTCAATAGCGTTTATTTCTTTGGCAATGGTTCCTGTCAGCTTGTTGGTTCTGACAGAACCAGTTTCGTGAAGCGTCTTTGCATCATCGAGTGTAACTAACATAGTATTTCCTCCACCAGTTCGATTTCAAGTGAACCAGATCCGTATAGAGCTAAGACATTTGTGCCGGGTTTGACGACGAAATTTTGCATTCTAAACGTTGATTCAGTTTCTTTGTATAGGTTTTCTGTGAGGGTATGACCGTTGAGATCAAGCATTGTCAATCCTCGTTTGTCCTTATCGTTAGCATTTTTGTGATACCTTAAGCTCGGAACTATGTCATCTTTGGCATAAGAATAGAAGTATAGTACCCCCGGCTGGGAATGATAGCCGTCTGTGTGTGCTATGCAGGAGAGAGGCATCTGATTGAGGCAATCATCATCGAATGAAAAAGTGTCCCATGCTGTGTCTGCAAAGTCGTCAGAGACCTTATATGGTGCTACATCGAAAGTGACATCGAGAGTAGCTGTTATGTCATCTTCACCAAGGCTGGTCTCAACAGTTCTACACTTGCCGACAAAATGATAGTTCTCGGAATAGTTGTCATAAATATTCTGCTGTGGAGCTTCACATAACCAGCTCTTGATCTTCTCAATCCTGCGGAGCAGTGTGACAGGTTCTGTATCAGATACGAACATCTTGTATGATACTTCGGTGTCGTCAAAATAAAAATTGCCGTCATAGTCAGACAGGTCAATACTGCCGTTGCGATAAGGTACAGTCACTTTGATCTCACGCTTCTTCGGCTCTGCAACTGTTGCACTGATTATTCTGATTTTAAAATCCTCATACGACTTTTTGCCATTAAATCTGATTTGTCGTGTCATACTGCACTACCTCTTTTCTTTCTCGCAGCTCTTTCGCCAAGCATTACATCTATAAATGGAACTGTTTCCTCTGCAATCACTTTCCCATTAGGGAATACTATCACGTTATGAATAGTCTCGGGCATTTGTCTGACTGTTGGGACGACCTGCGTGTTTTCTGTGGCGCTTGTTGTTGCTTTCTGCGTGATACTGTGGGTATATGATCCATTATATACCGACCTTGCGACCCTATTAGTATCGCTGTATGTATTGCGCATATTCTCTGACAGTATCTTGTCACCAGTATTGGTATAGGCTTTGATGATATCGTCCTCTGATGACTTCCAGCCTTGGATCTCACCCTGCGCATTCATTTTCGATATATTTTCAAATGCCTTTGAAGGGGAGTGTATATCATATACCCCCTTGACCGCTGCAAGCACTGCGTTTGCTCCACTTGTTGCGGTATTAATGACGGACTGCTGTGCAGACAGTATGCCTTGCTGCATACCTAACATCATTGCCGCACCCGTCTGCTCCCATACATCTGATATCTGGCTTATTTGATCACGCTTTAAAAGCGTCTTTATGGTTTTATCATACTGCTGCCTGAGCTCGTCGAATTCTGATGTTGCTATCTTCTTACAGTCACCCATGCACTCTTCCCACATATCACTGTACTTTTTCAACTCAGGCTGTGACATGGAAAGTAACGCCTTTATCTTGCTTGCAGATTGCGGACCTGCTTCCCGCAAGGTCTTAATAAGACCTTTATTCACGCCTCTGTCTGCAAGCGTCTTGATATCATCAGACCAGCTTGCCATGCCGTCAAGATTAGATTCCAAATTCTGCATAAGCTGTTCTGCGGATATCTCAGCACCGCCGTTGAATTCGTCGAAGAGGTTAAGATTGTTCTGCAATTCTTCCGTTCGTTTCTGGACGGCTTCGTCATAGCTCTTATTCATCTCAACTATTGCGTCAACAGTTTCTTGTGATACATTATGTAAGCCGTCTTTGTACATGACAGTGCGGTTATAGATCGTATCGACCTTTTTTGCATTGTCCTCTACGGCCTTTGAATTGTCTTCGAGAGCAGAAGAATGCTCAGAAACGTACTTGGAAGCGTCAGCATAGTCTGCGTTCAGTTGCTCAATCTCTCCGCCTGCGGACTTATACGACTTCTGAAGCTCTTTTACAGACTTGTCAAGCTTGTCATACTGCTCCTGTAGATCCCAGTACTGACTTTCATCAGCGACGTTCGCCCAATCTGCGTTTAGCTTATTCATCTTCTCTTGAATCGGGATCATTTCTTTTTTCTTTTTGGCAATTTCTTCTTCAAGCTCTTTATGATTTTTCTCAGCCTTATAGAGGTCTTCTGATATAGCGACCATATCTTTCTGAGCTGCTTCGACAAGAAGCTGTTCTTTCTTCGCTTCTATGCACTCATAGACGGCGTCCTTATTGTTGAGGAGCTTGCCTGTCTGATCGTCAATTTGAAGATTAAGATCAGGCATGGCACTGTTCAGCTGGTCTACAAGAGTTTTCATTTCTGACTTCTCGTCATTAGATAAGCTCTCGGCGTCAGAAAGCTCAAAAATTCTATCTGCAAGACTTTTATAGCTGCTATACTCGGCTTCTATATCTGTCTTGGCTTCTTCTCTCTGATCTGCGGCTTTCTTCATGGAGTCTGTCAGTTCATTCGTGCTGTCGACCAACGCCTGCTCTTCGTCACTGAGGACTTTTGTTGAGTCAGCGGCGTCGTCTGCTGACGTAGCATAAACGACTATACCACCAACTGCAATGCCTGCTAGGGTTGCAATTGCACCCCATGGCGTAGCCGCATTGACTGCATTGAACATTTCAGTTGCGGTCTTGGCTGACTTCACGGCTGAGGATAATTCTTTGAAACCTGTGACGGCGGCAGATACTGTTGTAACGGCTTTTTGTGTCAGCATAGCTGTTGCAATGCCCGTCAGTCCGCCAATAACAAGGTTAGAGTGTTCACAGAAGAACTTTATGCCGTCAATGAGGATTGGCAAAGAGCCTTTGGCGAACTTGGCGCCTGTTTCGACTAAATCTCCAAGGGCATTGCCCATATCGTCGAATTCGTCACTGAGGTCTCCATCTTTGATATCCTTTGTAAGCTCGCTGAAAAGCTCTGAGCCTTTTTCAGCGGCGTCCTCGAGTGGGGTGCTGAATTTATCAAAAATAGTTATGCCAAGGGATTCAAGGGAAGAGTCCATTATAGCCAGTTTGCCCTTAAGATTGTTATTCATGGTGTCAGCCATTGTCTGACACGCTCCGTCAGCGTTATCTACCTGAGCTTTCAGGTCATCGAAAGACCCGCTCATGCCTTGAAGCATGGCATTAACGGACGATAAGTCTGTCTTATTGAAGATATCGCTAAGTGCCTTGGTCTTCTGGTCATCTGAGAGCTTGGAAAGCTTGGCGTTAAGGTCTCCGAAAATATCGTTGATATCTCTGATATTTCCCTCACTGTCAGCCACGCTTACGCCCAGCTCTTTCAGCTTGGTGGAAGCAACGTCTGTCGGTGATGTTAACGACAAAAGCATATTTCTGAGATGTGTGCCGCCCTCTGCACCCTTGATACCGTTATTAGCCAGTATTCCAAGAGAGGTGCACATTGTATCAACGTCCTGCCCTGTGGATTTGACCGTGCCGGCACACTGGAGAATGCCCTCACCAAGCATAGCAACTGTGGTATTAGACTTCTGGGCGGTCTTTGCCATCATGTCCATATAGCCGTCAAGGTCACTCGTCTGCAGCTGCAATGCTGACATAGTATCCGTTACCATGTCAGTGCAGGACGCAAGATCCATGCCTGAAGCAGTGGCAAGATTGAGAACTTTCGGCAGTGTTTCAACCGCCTTATTTACGTCATATCCTGCAAGAGCCAAGTAATTAAGAGCGTCAGCGGACTCCGAAGCGGTATACTTTGTTGTTTCGCCACATTCACGGGCGGCGTTCTCTAGCTTCTGATAGTCCTCAGCGCCTGAGCTGACCTGTTCTGCGGTCATGCCCATTGTCGCCGCCACATTGGACATAGAACTTGAAAAGTCTATACCAACTTGTGCACAGCTTTCCGCCGCTTCCTTGGCGGCATTAGCTATAGCTTTCAGCCCCTCAACTGCAAGATTAGCAGAGAAAACGTCCTTGAAGACACTGCCTGTCTGGTCAGCTTTATCACCAAGGTCTTTGACCTTATCTGACGTATCCTTGGCTTCATTGCCGAGCTCCTTGGTGCTATCGTCTGCGGTCTTGGTCTGTTCTCGCAGTGTGTTCAGCTTCTTCTTGGTCTTTTCAAGCTCTTCCTGATACTTAAGATATGACTCAACGGGCAACTCGCCTTTCTTATACTGCTCGTTGATATCTTTCTCGTTTCTAATGAGAACGTCCAGCTTTGTCTTTGTGGCTTCGATAGCTTCGCTCAAAAGCTTCTGTTTCTGAGCGGTGTATTCAACGTTAGTCGGGTCAAGCTTTAAGAGTTTGTTGACGCTGTTCAGATTTTTTGTAGTCGAATTGATATCGGCATTAAGCCCTTTCATGGCGGCAGTATACTCAGACGTATCACCACCGATTTTGACGTACATACCTTTGATTTTCTCATCTGATGATGACTTAGCCATTACTCACCCTCCCATGCCTTTATTTTCGCAATATACTTTTCATATCGTTCTTTGCTGATTTTTCCCTGCTTATATCGTTCTTCAACAACAGGCAGGTTTGATTTCAATTCTTCGTATTTTATTTCGGGGTCAATGACCTTTTTGCCGGCGGCGATTAATCGCTGTCGGTCATAGGCGCAGGCATAGTTCACTACCATACCATACGTCATGCGGTCTAAATCAGCGACAGTAAGACCCCTGTTTATAACAAGAGAGATGACCTCCTCCGATTTGAGAGGCCGATCATCTCCGCTTTTACTGCCGCTTATGGATTTTTTCTGTCAACTTTCATGTTTGCCTGCAGTATAGGCATAACCTGATTATAGATATCATCAACAGGAAATGCACCATAGGCGAAGCTGTCAAGCCACGTCTGAATAGGCGGTATACTATCATCATAAGTCTTGGCAAGCACCCATAGGGTGCGGTATTCGACCTGTTGAACAAAGGCACCCTTACCGAACTGATGTACCTTGACAACGTCCTCAAGGTACTCCGTGCCGAACGCTTCTTTATAGCGATAGAACATACCTGCTGTAGCCTTGAAGCCTATCTGCCTGCTGTCTATAGTCAGGACTATTGTATTGCTCATTGTCATTCACCCGGGGTGTAGGTGTACTCAGGAAACTTTGTGAGTACTGTGTTACCCTTTATACGGAAACGTGCAATGTGTCCTTTCTTGTTGTTGACAGTAGCCTCAGCCGGTGACGGCTTGCAGGCAATCTTATGCTCTGTATACTCATAGTCCATACCGCTGTCTTCCTCTGTCTTAACTGAGAATTTCGTTCGATCTGTAGTATAGCAGTAAGGGAAAACCTCGGTGTATCCCTCGGCTTCTGATGTTGACTCATACTGTACGATCAAGCCGAACTTTGGCGCTTCTCCTGTTCTTGCTACTTCGACCAGTGTGCCGTTTTTCTCTTCGATGACATTTCCGTACCAGTCTTTCTCAAGATCATCACACAGGTCAAGTGTGGTGATAGTTCCCTCGTAACCCTGATTAGTCTGACCTGCGAATGCTACTACGCCGTCAGCCCATATCTCCTTGCTTGATGACTTCGGGTCAAGACTTACCTGACGGGTGCCCGAAAGCTTCGTCTTATGATACTTAAGTTCTCCATATGTGATAGTTGTCGCACCACTGACATCTGTAGACTCTGTAATCAGTGCATGGGCAACGGCTTTCACTGTTCCTTTCATTAATATTCCTCCTTGCGATCGAATTCATATACCCACATATCCATTTGCTGATCCTGCCCCAGATAGCCTGCGGCGACTGAGAAGCATATGCCCTTATCCATAAGGGCGTTCTCAAATAGGATATGCGTTTCTTCATCTTCCGGCTCGCAGTATATTTCAACTGCAATCCGTGGGATAACTGCGACAGTTCTTCCGTCTGCAGATATCGTCTGAGGTGTTTTGTTTATCCATGTTGCAAATGGCAGTTCAGTTTCTGCCGGAAAATCTATCTTAGCAATCCTGTCCTCAGGAATGCCTGAAAGTGATATAAGATCTGTCAATGTCATTTCGACTTCTCAATCTCCTTTCTGATGTTTTCCGGTAATTTTTCTTCGGCATACTCTTGTCCGTATATCATGTGCGGATAAGCTTTCGCCTTAAACGGAAGTGTTCTGCCGCCACGCTTCATAGCATGGCCATACTCCAGCAGGTGTGTGAGAAGATACTGCTTATTCTTCTTGAAATTCACTATCTGCCGAATGTCGAAAGAGTCCTCGTACTCGGTGCTAACTGTAAGCGCCTTGGCATACTTGCCGGAGCGGTTATTGAACGTGAAGTGTTCTTGGACGACCTTGCGGGTTTCCTTTGCGGTCATCTTAACGGCTCTTTTGGCGGCTTCATTAACACGTTGACTTTCTTGCTGAAATACGTGCTGTAAAGCTTTAGCCATCTCATCAGGACTCATTGACATGGATCTCTAACCTCTTTTTTCGCTTTTCGATTGATAACTGCCAAGCCTGCGGCTTGGCGTCCTTTATCATCTGAACTTGAATGACGTTATACTGGTCGCCGTTCATTATCACAATGTCAGTCGCCTGCGGCTCGGTGATAAGTGGTATTCTTATCACTTTATCACAGCGGTGCTGATACTCAGCGGCTTTATAAAAACGCTCTGAGCCGACGGTACGATTGTCATATCTTATGCCTGCTTGCTTGATTTTCAAATCATTGGCATTGATGATAGTTGCAATAGTGCATATGCCGTCATTGAACGTCTGCCGCTTACTTATCATACGCTTCCTCCTGACATCTCCTCAATCTGACATCTTGCTCTCAGAGCGAAGAGCTGACTGTGATAATTTTTTTCAAAGTCCTCGAAGCAATCGTTATATATATATCTGCAGCAGTCGATCAGAAGCTGGGCGTCGCCGTTGATATTTTCGTCAACGTTGATATCCAGCACCTGACCTGCATATCCGTTAAGTACTCCTATAGCACGTGCTATAATGCTGTTTATCTTTCTGTCAGTAGCTTCGTCTGACCAAGTTATGTTCAGCTGATTTTTAACTTCTTCGAATAATGCCTGCTGCATTTATATCAACTCCTTATGTTTCTGACGGTGTGACAGTGTATACTGTCGGGATAAATCTCTTAAGCTTTGAGATATCCAGATACCTGAAAGCATTACTGTCGAGTGGCTTGCCGTTGCCGTATGTCTTGATCTTATATGTCCTTGCGTCATCAAGGAATTTGAACGAGTCATCATACTCCAGCTTACCGCCCTTAGCCATGCCAAGACCCATGAAGTAACGCTTGCCTAGGCCGAAGATAGCTCTATCATCAGGAACGGCGCATGACTGGATAATGGTGCATGGAATAGGCATAACGTCATTGACCCATTTTCCCTGAACGAAATTTGTTGTCGCAGGCATTACCTTTGTCAGATATGTCTTTGGATTGACCACAAAGATGAGGTTATCAAGTGGTCTGTTGTTTCCAGCCTCTGTCTTGGTAAGCTGTGCGGCAATTGCGCCGATAGCTTCAGGGGACATCTCGTTGAATGCAATTGTCTTCTGATCAGGATACTTGCCACCGACTACTGATGCGCTACTAGATACGTCCTTGCACATGCCGATAGGGCAGTTCAGACCGTCGCCTGACACGACACCGGTTTCCATACCGACCCAAAGTGCTTCTGCCAGTATCTCACGAACATATCTGTCCAGCCATGAAGCACCAAGGTCAAGCATATCGTTAGACACTGGAATCCATGCTGTGAGCTTCTTCAGCGCAACGTCAAAGTTCTTGAATGCGCCTGAGAGTTCCTTGTCGATAGCTGTGTTAATATCTCCCCATTTAGCGGTCTGAACGCCCTGGTCATTGACCAACATCTTTGTGATACCTGTGGTATCCTGGAAGTTGATGAAGTTGAGCAGAGGGTGCTGCTGTGGGATCTCACCGAGAACTGACTCAATGATCGTGATTGGCATTGTCTTATCAACGTTTGTCAACGCCATTTTCGGGTTTGCGGACTTGCCCGCCTCAATGACGGCGTTATAGTAGTCTCTTTCTTCACTGGTCAGCATTCTCACACCTCTGGTGCTGAGTATCTGGCTATCGACAGACTCAGCGGTGCTCTCCACCTGCTCCATTATGGCATCTGAAATCAAATTGCCATACTTATCAAGGGCGGCTTCCATGCCCTTGTCATCACTATCTCTGATAGCGGCTGACAGTGAAGCAAGGATATCTGCTTTCTGCTCTTTGATTGCGTCAAGATTAATCATTCTTTTTTACCTCCATTTTCATGAACTTTTCAAAAGCCGACATAGCGGCATTTGTTTTTTCTTCTTCGGTTTTTTCAGGCGGTGAAGCCTGCTGTGCGGTTGACTTTTTATAAAGCTCAATGAGCTTGTCCACATTCTCTCTGTCGAGGGCGCTTGACATAGTGTACTGCTTTGTATCACTAAGCATTGTAGCCATATCAACGGGCTGCTCTGCGGTTGATATGCTATCGCAGAAGCCTTTCTCAAGACATTCTGCCGCTGTCAGCCAAGTACCCACCTTTACCATTTCGCTTATTTCCTCACGGCTACATTTGCCGTTGCAACGCTCTGCATATGTAGTGATAGCGGTATCGGTCATCTTGTCAAGCTCAGCCGCCGCCGTTCTCATATCGTCAGCATTGCCCTCACAGTAGCAGGACGCCTGATGTATCATCATCATACTGTTGCTATACATGATGATCTCGTCTGCTGCCATAGCGATAACGCTTGCGATAGAGCATGCCCAGCCGTCTACATAGCAAGTAACTTTGGCTTTATGGCGCTTAAGGATATTTCCAATAGCAACGCCCTCTTTGATCTGACCTCCAAGAGAATTGATGTACAGGTTGATATGTTCACAATCTTTGTACTCATCAAGCTTGGCGGCGAAATACTTAGCGCCTGTCTTGCTCTCCTCAACTTTCCCCTTTTCCCAATCAATGGCAAGTCCTCCACGGACTTGTGAATATAGATATAGGTTAAGCTCTTTGGGCTTATCCGCTTCCATTTTGAATTCAAACTGATTAAAAATGCTATTCATTGCTGTTTCCACCTCCTTCGATTGTCTCGTAGTTCTTAGTTCTTGTGTGCTTATCGGCCCAGGCTTCTGGAATTCTTTCCTCACCTGTCTTCTCCCTCAACTCATTCGTTGAGTAGAAGCCACTTGCGATAAGCTTGTCAACTGCATTTGCCATTTCAAGCACGTCAAGGTGCTTAAGGTTATTGGTACAGACTTTGGCGTAGCACCCACGCAGGACCTGCTCTTTGGTATAGCGCTTTGCCGTTATCTCGTCTGATAACATCTTGGCAAACGGGTCAACGGCAGATGTCAATGTCATTGATAACGCTTCACTGATGTTCTCGACATTTCCCTTTACGATAGCCGGTGAAACGTTGAAAGCAATCGCCGCTTTCTCTAGTGCGTCATTCAGCATAGAAATGTAGTCAGTAGCTTCTGACACTGTTCTCTTAGTTTCACCAGCCGTTTGAGGAGTATATTTCATTCCGCCCCACAGTGGAATCACTGCGTTCTTGGCGTCAAAATATGTTTTAAAATAATTATTCATGAGAACATCGAATTTCTCCTCAAAATCAGGTTGACCTTGCGCCAGTGGAGTTATTTCGAGTATGCCTTTTTGGCCACCACTCTTGACGTAGGTACTTGAAGCCGTTTCCAAAAAACGATTATGTTCATCTAGCATTTCCGTTAGTATTTGTCTTACTCCGCCGTTGGAGTATGTGAGATATAGGACATCTCCCATATCGAATGTTTTCTGAAACGTGAATGATCCTCGTGCCACCTGAGAGAAGCGGTTAGGATATAGCGCATACTCCTGCGTACTCCAAGAGTCGGCGCAGATTATCTGCTGACCGGCACTGACAACAAGGCTCTCGCCACGCACAAGGGTCTTGCGGACTAGCTCGTTCTTGAATTGCACTGCTGTTTGATTGACGTTCGGCTTAACGTTGAAAAGATACCATTCTTCGCCACGGAATGACTTGCCGTCACGATAGGTTTTTATCTCGCACTTTGAAACCAGTGCCGCAAGGATTTCAACAACGACCTGAATGGCGTATGCCTGCACGGCTATTCTCGCTTCGTCGTCATATCCAACTGTCTTAATACTGATCACTTCATTACTTTTGGCATTCATTATGCGTGATAGCAGTGATCTCAGCCCCATTGCGTTACCTCCTCTCTGCTAATATGTGAATACATTCATAACGCTCTTGCCCATAGGCATACTTGATATTTGCTCGGCGATTTTATTCTGTGCCGCTTTGGCGGCGACATATGCCTTGAAAGGGTCTGTCTTTCTGGACTTCGGCTCTATTTTACCATATGTCATATTGCCTGCGGACGAAGTGCATACCTTGGTATTGTTCATAGCCCAGCGGAAAAGGGGATTGTCTCCGACTGCAAGCTTATGATTCACCAGCTGACTTGTGATTACAGGCATTATCATCATTTCATTTGACGGACGGACAAGCATTATATTTCCGTAGCCTTTTTCGTCAGAAGCGTAGAGATTCTCTTTAAGCGCCCTCCTAAGCAGTGTATAGCGGTAGTTATCTATGCCGGTCATTGCGACTTTTGCATTCAATTCCGCCGCTTTCTGCGCCACCCATATAACGGGTATCTCAGGCGGTATCTCTGGACCGTCAACGAATGACAGTAGCCCAGCCGCTTCCCATTCTTGCAGTGGAGCTTTGATTCTTGACAGATCCGCAGAAGCCTTGCACACCCAGGTGTGAGTTACCCACACGTCAGTTCCGTCTACGTCGAAGAGCAAGCCTGCTGAAAGGAAGTCATCGGTCTTCATATAGTCAAAGCCTGCTGTGCATTGTCTGCCTTGAAGCTTTGACAAATATGGCGTGATATCCTGATTAGTTGCCAGGATATTATCAAATGCGGTTATACCGCCCTCAGTCTGCTGCGGCAAACAGTTCATGCGTTTAACTGCAAAACTGATATTGCTTATCTTATCGTCCAGATAGTTTTGAAATTCCGTCTTCATCTCTTGGAGAAGATCAGGAAGGTACTGCAGTGACGGGTTCGCCTTATACCACATTTCAGGCATTTCAACTTCTTCTGGCTTATCTACTCTTGCAATGAATGGTAGCATGCCGTTGTCATCTATCTCACCGTTAAGAATTCTAATCCCTTTGGTCTTATCTTTGTCAAGTGGACCTTCACGGACGAATCCATCGGTGCTCATGATCGTACGGCGTGGGCGTGGCTTTTTTCCAAGGCCGCCAACAGCAACATCTATGAGCTTACTGTTCTCATATGCGTGCTCCTCATCATGGTCTACCTTGCCCGGTCTTGCACCGTCGGCAGATTTCGGGCTCGATGTTCTGTATCGCAAGACGGATTTTGTTTTCAAATTTATGATTTTTTCTGTGTTCCAGTAAAAAAATCTCTGCATCTTGTCACGGTTGTCTTCAAGTACGTTGTACACATCATTGAACGTGGTCTTAGCTTGATCTTCTGTCGTGGCAAAAATATCGATGTTGTAATGCTTGATGCCATTTGTCGGCGTTAGCAAACAGAAATCTTCAAAGCCTAGGTAGCCGTTTTTTCCTGTTCCTCGACCGACGTAGAGAAACAGTACAGGCCATCGTAAAGAGCCATTGGACTTATAGGTGCAGTTGTGAAGGGTGAACACGAATCGTTCCCATGGGAACAGCTTGAACGGAAAATATTTCTCATAGCTGAAGTATTTCTCAGCTTGTTCAACATCAACATAGATATCCTCGCTCAGAAATGTTCTTTCAACGTATTCAATGAGCTTGCACTGCTCAATACAGTATGGGTATTCGTGCTCTTTAACGAGGCTAATGTATTCAGCAAGGCAGGAAAGATCGAGAGCATCTTGACCTTTACAACTCTTCATCATCGTCAAGATTCTTCACCTTCTCGGTTGACAGACCGAGATCTTTCAAAATCTGCAATTTCTGCTTGTTATACATATACGCCTGCTTTACAGACGGATTGTCCTTTTCATATTCTTTACCAACAGCAGAAACCGCCATGTAGGTAAGCCCTCTCTTGCGGATATCGGCTTGCATTTTCCTTTCCTGTTTTTCGTAAAACAGATAGTCTGAAACCAGCGATTTATAGAAATCGACAGAAGCACCCATTTGTTCGAGCTGCTCTATCAACGACTGTTCAATCTCTGATAAACTCGGCTTTTTCACTTTTGCCAACTCCTTACATTTGATTTTCTTGAAAAAAATTCTCTCACGTGCGTGCGAGGGCGGATATGTCTTCTGTGCCTCCCGTCGTACAAGGTCGAAAAAATTTTTCGACCCTTGACCCCGGGGGGTATCGCCGCAAGGCGCTCACCACCGCTCCTCATTGACGAACTTATCTGCACGTTCTTGCCAGCGCCGTTCTGGGTGCTGTGCTTCATGACAGTCATGGCACAGTGCTATCAGCTGTCTATGCCGTTCGCCATTATCGTCATAGTAATACCGACTGTATGCAAGCTGCGGAAATTGCTTAAGATGCTTGACGTGATGAAGAATATTTGCTCTCGTCACCTTGCCTTTGCACTTGCATATCTGGCACTCATAGTGTTGCTCTGCGATAACGCTCTTACTGAATTTTCTCCAGTAGCGGTCGTTGTAGAACTTGTCAACTCGTCCGTCCTTGATTAGCTCTCTGATTTGACTCGTACTATACACGTTATCACCTCGCATATATAGCACAAGGACCACGTCATACAACGTGGCCCTTGCACCGGCATAAAACTATGGAAAAACTATAACAACAACCCCGCATTATCATCATAGCATGCAGAGTGTGTTCGTGCGTGTTACAGCGTGTTTTTTTTGCAAAACTTGCAATGCCTGCCTTTGCAGTAGTCCTCTGAAGCATTGGCTTGTCTGGCTATCCACGCCCATGACGGCGGCTGCCACCCTCCATCCTTGCGTGGCACGAGGTAGCGAAGTCGAAAAATAATCCTGATGAATGCGTCATCAATGCCTGACACATATGCTTCAATCTCTGATATCTCTGCTTTGAGTCTGCTATAATCATCACTGTCTGTACTTACCCACTTCAGCTCAGCCTTAAGCTGTCGATATGATAGCAATCGCTTCTTAGTCATGCTCTTGCTCCTTTCCCTGCCTTGCCGATAATTCTCTCGATATTTTCGTCAGGATATCTTTCAATACAACACCGTTTTTTTGAAGCGCATGGGCATGACGTGTCAGGCTATCGTCGATATATGCAACGTATAACTTACCACAGTGAGGGCAGTTATAGCACCATACGTCCCCCTCTATGCTTTGAAATTTTTTTTTGCGAACGCAGACTATGAATGCCTTATGGCAATCATCACATATCACGCTGAGCTCAGCTCCCTTAAGACTCATTAACTCACCCCCTATATGTTCAGTTTCGCCGTCCTGCGATACATGAACAGCGATATGTAGAACGTGCCGTTATCCTCGTTCCAGAATGGACGGCAATCAGCATAGTAGTAGTCCTGATACATATTCTCGAAAAGCGCTGAATTATCGCAGTTATATGCCATGCTCTGCACCGCACGTTTCGTTAAACGATAATCGTTATTCTGCGGTTGCGGTTTAATGCAGTTAGTTGACGCAACATAACGCTTGGCGTGCTTGCCGTTGTTATGATCTGAGATCTTCTGTTTGCAGAAATACTTCGCAATTCCTGCACAGCCTGTCTGGTCAAACATCAATGGCAGAACCTTGTCAACGTAACCTTTGCCCCATATGGACGCTATCTCGTTGATAGTCAGACCGCCTGTCATAATGACATGAAAGTGAATACGTCCAGACTTTGAGCCCTGCTCAATGGAATAGATATACTTCATTCTTGGCAAGCCTCTCTTGACTCTTGCTCTATTCACACGCTTGACAAAGTTAGCAAAGTCTTTCTTGGCACGCTCAAGGTCAGCAGGATTATTCTGCGGCGCATAAGTCAGCTCGAACTTATAGTCCTTATCGGTGAAGTTCGCAGGGATAAGCCTTGCCAGTGCTCTTTCGGCATTGATCTGATTCAATCTCTCCTGCACCTTGCTTGTTGGCTTTCTTTTCTTCTTTCGGCTGGAAGAACGTGGGCAGGCATAGACAGGATACATATTCACTTCCATGTAATTTCCATAAATATACTTCTGCTCTCTGTATCTCATCTGGCTCATTGTCATTTCCTCCCACTGTCCGAGTTATTAAGACCCATTACAAGCCCTCATACCCGTGCTTACACACGGGCTGAACATTTGTTCTATACTATATATAATATATAGGGCTTCACTCTGTCATTGCCAATTGCTCATAATTTCTGCTCTTGTCTTTTTCTTCGCACTCCCTGTTGAATACTTCTTGTAACATATCGTGCATGGAATTGATATCATTAAGAAGTCCTTGTGTTACAACACCATGGGTTTCACACAGTACACCGAGTGTCAGTAAGCCTGCTTTGACGATTATCATATCATCAATGGAATAGTATGTAAGAATTTCATAATCATCTATTACTTCGAGAAATGCTTTCGGGCATATATGTACTTTTTCTGTGCCTGAGAATATCTGATATTCGCTTGGCCCGGCAACGAATGTTGAACGACGATCTATAATCTTGCCTGTTGTGCATGAAGCGATGTTCATAACAATGCTGCTTTCAATAGCAGGTGGCAGCTGCTTACATTTCCAATTCTCACGGTCACTTTCATTAATGTCAAAAAGCGTGAGTAACTGCTCACTGGTATTCATGTTCGGCATGCCGTAAAGCGGATATATTGCACTTCCTGAGCCGATCCATAATGAATTATCATTTTCATTATAGAAGTATGATATGGTCTTAGCCTCTTTATTGCATATTTTTTTCAGCTTAGATATTTTCATTTTCTCACTCCGTTATTAAGGTATTTCAAGATTGCTTCCTGCGCCTGCTCAAAGCCTTTGCAGACAACTGCAAGATAGCCGTTGTCATTAAGCGTTTTCAGAAACTTCTGTTGAGATTCCGATACTCGTCCACCTGATGTGCGTTTCATTTCTATAAAAAGGCCGTAGTAACCGCCACGTGCCACCGGAAGCATTATGTCAGGCACACCTGACTTTACGCCCTCAGACTTAAGATCTGCGGCAGTTCTATAGTGGCGATAGCCGCCGTTCGGTATAGCGAACATATACTCTAGTTCTGGATACTTGCCTGAGCTGAACGTTGCCCACTTGAAAAGCAATGCCTGCTCTATGTGTTCTGTTGGTGTGCTTGAATTTTTCATTACATAACACCGCCCTTTGGTATGTAGAAAATCAAGCATTTGCTCCGCTGTGATGATGAACACTTAACTTTCAATGTTCTTGGCATTTTAAAAGATTTAGATTCAATTGTTTCTATACCAATAACAGTCCATATTTCTTCGTCTGTTGCAATCTGATCTCCAACTTTGAGTGTTGAAAGAGCTTTTTTCAAGCTCTTTCTATCTTTATTTCTGCCCGTGGTTATTTCCGACAAGATTTTCTGTGCTATAGCTATTGGATTTTCAACTGACATAGTTATTCCTCCTAAAATGTTACTGTCACATTCAGTACGGCTGCTGCTATCCAATAGACAGCTTTCTTATAATCCTTTTGTATAGCATATATTATAGCCGCTCCCACGTCCAGCAAAATCAGCAAGAGCGGGAATATGTATTCTGATCTCATTCTCTTATCACCACATCTCATTGTTCTCACCATTTGTCACCAATTGACAGTATTATCAACAGCTGTTTTCTGTTGTTCTTCTGACTGACGTAGATATATCTGCGTGATGTTAACGCTTCCGTGTCCTAGTAGGTCAGCAAGCAGCGAAATATTATTGTTTCTTTTAACAAACTCGATTGCAAAGAAATGCCGAAACGAATGTGGGTGCATTACTTCCTTCGGTATGCCGTACTTGTCTGCAAAACGTCTGAGCTCACCAGATACCCCTCGTGATGTTATAGGCTGACCATTGTGATTCTGCAGAACGAAATCATCATCAGAAACATTGCTAAGATAGGGAAGTATCTCATCTGTTAGCGTTTTTGGGAAAAATATTGTTCTCATATGCGCCTTAGCACTTAAGGTCACTTTCCCATTGATAATATCGCTCTTGCGTATTTTTAAAGCTTCCGATATCCTCATTCCTGTTCTTGCTAAGACAACGATAGTAATATACCACCGCATATTATTGTCTCTCTTAAGTCCATCTATCAGTCGGTTGTATTGGTCGAGTGAAATGACATTGTCAATGCTTGTTTTCTTAGCTAACTTAACCTGTTTCAACTTCATTTCTATTCCTTTATACTTGCAGTAGGTGAGTAGGGCAGTTATTCGGAGATTTACAGTTTGCGGCTTGTAATTCTCGACCAGATAGCGTTTGAATTCGATTAAGTTCGGCTTCGTTATGGTGTCGAACCTTTCAGCATATTTTTCTACGCCTTTGACATATGTTGCTATTGTGTTCGGCGCAAGCTCCTCTTCGTAAAGATATTCCTTGAAACCGTCAATATCAATCATCTTTTGTCCATTCCTTTCCGTTCCATTCATAGTTCTTACGATATGGATTTCTCTCACAAGATACGCACGGCTCTTTATGCCAGCTCAACAAGCCATTCTTTGAGAGTTGACATTCGTTCATACAGTACTTTGTACAAAGCCCGCACGTACAATCCTTCTTGTGGATATAATGTGCGGTTCCTATCTTCCTTCCGCAGAACTTACACTTGTGTTCCATAGTGATTTCTCCTTTCACAATTCTATTGTTGTCTTCCCGCAAAGTATACTTTTTTCAGCCGTTCTCTTGCGATCTTGCTCCTTTCGCTTTCACGCATATGCATTGCCATAGCTTTGAGCATTTCATAGTGTTTCGTGCACACCTTCTGGCCTTGCACACATTCTTCTCCGCAGAAATAACATTTTCTTTGTTCACGCCATAAATCCCGCTTGCTGATCTGCTGATTTTCTGCCCTTTTCCTCTTCTCCCTCTTACTTCTCTTGTGTGCGCAACTTTCACAAAGAGTGATTCCTTCTTTTGCAGGCAGTTTTCCGCATTTTACACAAATTCCCCTCTCTTTAAGTTCGTGATATCGGGCTCGATTACGTTTTCGAATCTTTTCCTTTTCCTCAAAGGGCAGATCAGCATAGCATTCTGGCACATTGTCATTAATGCAGTCATCATATTTGCAATTGAAACAATCCATATCGCATACTCCGCCATATCGCTTTTCTTTGTCTTTCGCTAGCATTTTCGCAAGACATTCTCTGCACATTGTTTGACCCTCAATTGATGGCTTCTTGTAACAACGTGTGCATAGCCCTTTATCTTTCGCTCGGTCATAGCGTTTCTTACATCTTTCCTTGTTCTGTTCTCTACATTTCTTGCACATAATATATCCAGGAACAGCTTTTTCTCGCCCGCAATATGGGCATATTCCATTAGCTTTTCTTTCCTCATAGGTGGTGTTCTTCTTCATTTCAATTCTCTGGTCATTCAGCTTACCCCTCAAGGTCATCAGCCGCCTGTCTGAGCCACTTGCTTGTGACAGTAATGAACTTTTCCTTGGTTTGTGGGTCTTCAATATCATTGATTTTTTCAATGAATTCCGTAAGCCCTTTCTGAACGTTTTCAAAGATGATCTTCAGCGCAACCCTTGCTTCGTCTGCATTGCCTGACTTCAATTTCTTTTCCAACTCTGCCTTGGCATGGTCCGCTTCTTCTGCCTCGGCCTTAGCCTTGCTGAGGGCGGTCTCATACTTAGCTACGGCTTCCTTAACTGCATTGTCACGTTCTGTCTGCGCTTCTTTGAGGGCGTTATCTTTTTCAGCTTCTGCCGCCTTCACGGCTTCACGGCTTGACTTCTTCAACGCATTCAGTTCCTTCATATGCTCAGCGTGAAGTTCCTGACGGATAGACAGCCTTATCTTGTCAATCTCTTCTTCGTCGAGGTCTCTCTTAACTACCTCGATAGGCTTGTCCTCGGCCTGCTTAAGCTTTTCTCTCAGTTCTTCAATCTCAGCTCTGAGGGACTCGGCGCTTTCTGTCTGCTCCTTTTTCTCCTCCTCAAGGAATGTCAGCTGCTCGCCTAACGCCTGCTTCTCCTTGATTAACTTTTTGACTTCTTCAACTGTCATTCCGCCAAGGTCATGTGTGTCAGCGAATTCTTCACGCTCATACTCTGGAAGCTTGGAGAGAAGTTCAAGCTTTGTCACGCCTAAACTTGCGTGTTCTTCAAGGAACTTGGTGCTATTGTCCTCATAGAGCTTGATATAGGTATATGCTTGGCGCTCCTTGAACGTGTAATCGCCATTGCTTTCAAGATATTCCTTGAAAGACTCATAGCCAAGTGCTATGTAGAGCTTATAGTCTCGGATATTTTTCAGTGACCTGCCCATTTCTACGATAGCCGTTGCGGCTGTCCTGTAGCATTCGCATATGTGCTGGTGTTCTACCATAGCTGTTTTCATAGATACTGTAATTTCTGTGTTTTCCATTGCGTTTCCTCCTATTTTGGTTATTTATTCAGCGGGTATAAGCTGCGCCTGTCGGCGCATTATGAGATTATCAGAATTAAATAAGCAAACCGGGGCAAGCCCGACACTGCCGTCCACACAGTAGTAGTTGATAGCTCCTTTCGGGGTGACGTAACGCATGTAGCTAGCGTAGCCAGTGTCGCACCTCCACGGAGTAAGCGTCCACATACCTTCTTTAAAGAGCGGCACATAATCTCTATACTTGCGGTACTGGTCGCAAGTGAGCAACGTTATATAGTCCTCACACGTTCCATAGGCTTTGTCTCCGTTATCGGCGATAAGGTCAGATGTTTGCTTTACAAGATGTTTCGTATCAAAGTGTTCCTCAAGCACATCTTCATTGAGAAAGCGCCGGAGAGTGGATTTCTCCCAGTTGTTGCAGCCGTCCTCGTATTCTTCGTTAAAAAGCTTTTCGCACCAACAATCAGCCGTTATCGCTAAGTAGTTGCCGTCGATAATGTCGAGGCATATAAAACGTATACCATTATATACGAACTCCTCACTGGGTCTTAGTTTGATCTCGTTCATTGTTATTCCTCCTAGCTTGCTTTTCTCCTTTTAGTCAGCTTCTTCTGACTATTCAGCCACTCTTGAAAGTTGACTTCAAACGCCTTGATTATTTCAGGCTTTTCAAGCTTCTTGCCCGTTAAAGGGTCTTTGGCTTGTTCATTCTTAAATCCGTGGCACTGCACGATATGGTCAGCATTGTCTATTTCAATCGTAAACCATGACTTATCAAGGTCAGACGGCTTTCTGATGAATAGAATTGTCGTAACCCCACTGCAATGCCTTGAAGCATAACCGCCGACGCATATTCGCAAGTCCTTTCCCTCTTTGATAATGCTTTCGGCATTCTCTGGTACAACCAACTGAATACCTGGATAGCTATAGCCCTTATACTTTTTGCAAAGCTTCTTGTATCTGGGCTTATAGGCTTCCTCAAGCTCAGCGGCTTCTTTTCTCTTGCGTTCTTCTTCCATGAAGTTGAAGTTCTCAACTGCGTTATCATGCGCTTCGTTCAGGTCTCTTGGAAAGGCTATGTTTTTCAAGCGAAAATCATAGCCTATTTTCAAGCCGATATTGGCATAATCGTCATACAGCTTGACAAGGCGCCTTATCTCTGAGTGATCGTCTTCGCAACGTTCTTCTTCGGGAGAGTGCTTCATGACTTTTCTCAGGTATTCTAATGCCGGCTCTGGGTCAACACCTGCTTTTTCAATGCTAGTGCAGTAATCAGTAATATAGCTGTACATTCGGCAGTAAAAAATGTCTTTCTTTTTACCTTTGCGCTTGAAGTCCTGATACACCTCAATAACGCTTGTCGGCGTGTGATTTTCAAGAACGGCTTTCACTTCATTCAGCGTTAAATGCTTAAAAAATTTTTTCGGCGATGTTGCGTTCCAATTCAATATCTTGTAGTTCTTCTTGTTGCGCCAAAGTAAATCCTGCACCATGGTGTCACAGTTCATTTTAACAGCCATTTCAAGTATCGGATACATAGCGTATGCAGTATAATAACGCTCTTGGTCATACTCTCTTATGTAGTGGCGGCAGCAGTAGCAATCAAAGCCTGAATACTTTAAGAATGTATCCTTAATTATATTATTATATAGGTATACTTGTCTGTGCTCAGCAAATCCGTTATTGAATGTACTGCACATTTTCCTCTTCATAGGCTCTATCATATAATACCAGCCGTTTCGACGAAATAAGGCATGCGACCGATAAACCTCCGCACTGCCTTTTCGCAGGACGTAAAGCTTTTGAAAATCGACCCAAAGATTGGGGCTTCTGTCGAAGTCCTCCGTTCCGTATTCGTTATAGTCTTTATGAATCGTCGCCGCATATATATATACCACTTCTTCAACGGCTTTATATATGACGAAATCAACTACTTCATTTAATTGAACTTGCTTATATCCTGCCGCTTTATATTTGGCTTTCACACCGCAACATGGGCAGGTACCCAAATAGTTATGCCTGATGATATTATCATCAGTGTGGTATATATCACCATAATCATTACTATTGACCTTAAATTCGTGATTGCAGGACGTACAGAAACAGGTATAGCGCCCTTGGCTAGTCCTGCGGTAAAAGATATAGGGCGTAAAGTGACGATTAATCTCGGCACAATCGTCAACGTTGAGGGGCGGGAAGCCCTCAACGTCTTCTTTCTGGGCATGGGTGAGACAGTCTGTGAATATAGGCTTATATACTAGCGACTGCTCTTTGTTATTGTTTATCCACACTTTCAATCACCTCTCAGAAAAGGTCATCAAAAGAAACTGTGATCGACTTGCGTTTCTGCTCAGGCGCTTCCTTGTTGACACTACCGCAGAGGTCTATATCCATGTGATAACGTATCTTACAGCCAGGGAAGAAAAAGCCTGCTGCGGTCTCATAAGTCTTAAAGTCTGATAGTGCAAAGTTGCTATCCTTAATTGCTTTGTAAACTGCTTCAAAACACTTCTGAAGCGTGCCACCCTGAGCGACCGCCTGTGCGAATTCCTCGTCCTGCTTGACGAAGCTTTCAAGTGCGTCAATGACAGGCTGAATGATAGTACCCAGCACTGTGTTCGCCGATGCTCCACCGCTAAGCTTAACGCCCTCTCGTTCGTTTGTGAGTTTCTTCAACGCCTGCTCTCTGTAGCTAGTCATATCTCTTTACCTCCTCTATTCCGAATGCAACATATCCATTCTTCAACCCCCAACCACTTAGGACATATGTTATCCTATATCTGCGGTTTGATATCACATGAATAGCAGGATGTCCGTTACTTACTGGAATGAATTCAATCGTGTCTCCAGGCTGAAAGCCTCTGTCATTTTTACGAATTTCAAAACACTTCTTACCTGTGACAACTGCTTCACAGAAGCATTCTTCCAGCTTCAAGGTATGCGTTGTTGGCTTTTCCAATAATTCTATCTGTTCTTCTGGAATAAGATTGCTGTTTGAATTAAGCGGCTGGTAATCTTTTGGAAAATAGAAATCTGCGAATTCCTCTATCTCGTAGCCGCATCTCTTATAGTAGCCCAGCCTTTGATAATGCAGTCCCCTTTGTGCGGAAACGCTATTGTCATGTACTATGCACGTATCATATGCGCAGTCCGGCCAAAGATTGAGCTTATCAACTTCTTTGCCGGTGCACCATGTAAGCCCCTGCACCTTACATTCTTTCATAAAGTTATCGTATTCTTCCTGAGTCTTGACGTGAACAGCTATGTTCTTATACTTAAAATTTCTCCAATCAAATGTTGGCTTTTGATTATTTGAATTCATCTGCATTATAATCCTCCGTTCTGTCTTTGAAAAACTTGCAGCGTGTGCAAGTTTCTTGCGCTGGCTTCTCAACCAGCGCCATACATTCTTGTCTTATGCTATTATAGAAAATACATGGGCCTGCGTTATGCCTTGGCGGGGGCGATTTGTAATTCAGTCGCTTTCTGGCGCCTGCAAGTTCAGCATTATAGCATAGCAGGTCAACGTCTGTTATTACCGGCATTTATTCTCCCCCTCCTTTGTGAGCTCCTTTAGGGAAGTTTCAAGCTTATCCCTCGTGCTGTAT